GTTGAGGAAATAACCAGCAAATACAAGCTGGGTCATTTTGATGGCATGACAGACAGCTATGAATATACAAATCGTCGCCATGATATCCCACAAGTGAGTTATGTTTTTTTATCCAGAGACATCAGCGAAGATATTTATGAATCAAAGTTTGCTGAATACAAAAGCTATTACTCTGATTGGGAAAACTTAAAAGACATGAATGATTCTAGTGTCCATATGCAAGGATATAACCCAAGAGGATTTATACGTCACAAACTGTCTGATATTTGTCTATAAGGAGCTGAATCATGAAATACGAAGTAATTGATAGTGTGCGCGTCAAGCGCACCAGATTTGAGTTGCTAACCGATGGCTTTATTTTTTATGTGGCAAAGATAGTTGGTGAGCGAATAACGTTTTTATACAGCAGCAGCAAACACAATTTAGCGATTAAATTTTACGAACGGACTATAGGAGCTTAATCATGAATATGCCATGCAGAATTACAGATGAAAAAGTGTACAATCCCTGGGAAGACATTGACGAAGACGCTCCAACAATGAAAGGGCTTGATGAGGTCACGCTTTATGACCTGATGGCCGATGAAAATTATGTATGGGTCGCTCGCAATGTGGGGTACGGTTACTTAATGGAAATAGAAAGCAGTCAATCAACAGAGCCATTTTTGCGCGAGGTAGGATTAAATCCTTGTGCAATGGAAAGCCTGGCGAGCTTTTGCCGTAGATATTTGAGTTTTTACGATAAATTAGAGGCAGCATGATGCGACATAAGCATGGATATTATGAATACCAGGTAATACCCCAGGAACAAGGCTGGGGTTACAAAATCTTCACAGACAATGATATTTATCAGGAAATTTGGGGAACAGATGTTTACAGAGAGTCTGATGAGTGGTTTGATACGCCCGTCCAGGCTCAGTTTGCAGCCATTGGGCATATTAGTTTAATTGAAAACGGAGAAGGTTAATGTCATTAGGATTTACAACACAACAAATAGACCACATTTGCTATCAAATTGGAGAATGGTATTTAAAAATGAAGCCGTTGCTTGAAGGAGCGCATAATCTAGGTTTCATGAAAGAAGAACTTAAGACCATGATTTGCGGTGATGAATACGCAGATAATAGCGACAAACTTAAATCACAGGTTGAAAAGTTAGAAGACACTATCAGGTTTTTAGAGAACGTCTCGCTTGTTCTTGGAATTACTCATGGCGGTTTGGCTGAAATAGTCAAAAGCCCTGATGAGGAATTGCGAGGCAAGCTTACAGATTTATTCCATAAGCTCTCAAAAGATGTTCACGACCTTTACTACGCAGAGGTAGAAAAAGAGATTAAGCAATAACGCTTACTTCTTTTGCACATGCGCCTTTAGGTGACGTTCCAGCTACGAATTGCACCTTTTGGCCTTCTTTCAAAGTCTTAAATCCTGTCCCCTGAATCTCTTTGAAGTACACAAAAAAATCTTTTCCTTCACTTGCTACGAATCCAAACCCTTTTGCTTCATTAAACCACTTTACAGTTCCAGTTTGCATTTATCTCATCCGTTAGTTAAAAACTCTTCTTCATTGGTTCCGTTAGCCCATTCGCATAATCAGGCATTCCGTTACTCATCCATAATTTTACAGCGCATTCCAGCACGTCGACGGTTAAGTCACCGTTTAACATATCCTGTTTGTCGTCTTCACTCAATAGGCGCGTTGCTATTAACTTTGGGCTACAACCACATAGCCAGCCTACATTGCTGATGATTTTTTGGCATTCTTGTTTAGTTGGCATGGCTCATACCAAGAATTGCCTTAAGGCTTGTAGGTACTCCACGTCTTTCTTGATTAGGTTTTGATTGCCTGTCTTTTTCCGAAGATTTATTGTAGCTATTGAGGCGTTCTTGGTGTTGCCTGTCTTGGGCTTCGGCTTGTAACCGCTGGCGTTCTTTTTCTTGTTTGGCTTTTGATTCTTGCTCTTGAATATTCACATATCCTTTTGATTTAAAGTGCTCACCTATTTCAAAAAGCTTTTTCAATAAGGCAATGAGCATCATGGCTCGTTTGTAATCGCTGCCCTCAAGGCTATTGTTTTTGATGTGGTGTTCGCAGTGATTTAAAAATTCCTCGTCTGTCCTCGAATCATCTTCGCATTTTTGGTCGAGCATTTTTTGTTTTGTTTTAGAAAAATTACTACTACCACGGTTTTTTGACGTAGTTGTTTTTTTATCTGAAGTACTGATCTGTATATATGTATTAGAAACGGCACTTTCTGCCGTTTGGCTATCCGGCACTTTCTGCCGTTTAGGTACATTTTTGACCTTATCGGCACTTTCTGCCGTTTGGGGCAATTTTTGCTCATTTGGCTTTTCTTCGGGTGCGTCAATTTCGGACAGTAATAATGCTTCTATAGCTTTTGCTATGTTATCTAAACGGGGTCTAAAAAGAGGTGTTCTTATTCCGTGAACCTTTGCAACGCGCATTTCAATTAAGGACTCATTGACCAGTTCTTTAAATAAATCTCTCATACCCCTAACACTTAAAAATACTTCGGTTTGCCATTCTTGATACGTTTTATAAAACCATCCATCCTGACAATACGTTGATTTATCTGAATAAAAAATTACTTGGCTGAGCAATAAAGATTTATTAAGATTTTTAGTAAGCCGATAATAAATTTTGGGAATAGTAAGAAATGAATCATTGCCCGAAAATTGAGCTAATAACTGATGATTTAGGTTTTTTTTTGGCGCAGTCATGTTATAATTGCCTCGTTGTAGTTCGTGGTAGAACTGTTGTTGTATGGATGTAACCTTAATCAATTTGCAGTTGATTGAAGGTCTAAGGGCTGGATGCCCTAAATTTAATCTCTCGTTTTAACTATCATTAATACCCCTGTTTCTTCAAACTTCTTCAAAACATCAAAAACAAAATCGTGAGTGACCTTGAATTTTTCTATTAGTTTATCAATTATCACTGGAACTGTCGTCGTTTCATGATCAATCATCATGCGAACATAGGTATACATACCAAGCACTTGTAATTCATTGAATAATTCGATATTGCGATTATCCAGCGTCGTATAGGGTAATTGCTCTTGGCTAAAACCCATATTGTCAATGTCATGATTCATGTTATAGTTACCTTGTTGTATTTTTCATATTGAACTTCCTTGTTGAGATGTAGATGCAAAAAAGCCCGTTGGTGTCTCCACTTTCGGGCTTTTCACTCCTTTAATTCCTTTAGAAGCTCTTTTATCCATTCCTCCACAATATGTATTTCGTTCATACTAAAACTTAATAAATTGGGCGGTTTGGGGTCGCGGTCATGAACTGAATTTGCCACACGCTCTAAAAGCTGCACGGATTTAGCATAAATATCGATTGGCATCAAATCTCCTTTGCTATTTACTTCTCCAATGGGTAAAATGTCATCAGTACGACGTGTCCATTGAAGATTTACACGTTTTACTGTCAGGGGCTTGCGCCAGCCTAATGCTTAAGCTGTGAACTTAGGCATTAGGTCATCTTATATCAAGTACTTAAAATTTAACAGCTCTAGTCGACAGGTAATTCACCATTATAAGCCGAAGGAATGAGCGTTGAATCGTTAAGGAATGGCCGTTGTACCGGTCTAATAAATCCAATACCCGTGACGCTGCAAGGAACCCCAGCAATAGCATTTTGTAGCGCAATCCAGATCTTGGCAACGGCATCTTTATCATCAGCAATAAATACGCACTTAGACTCATAACCGTCATAGTACATTTCGATTGCTTCGCCGTATCCTCCGCCGTGCTGTTCGATTTGAATCCATTTGATGTGCTCAGAGTTAAACATCCCTTTTTCACGAACTTCTCCCTTGAAATTTAATTCGTATTCAATCCACATTTACTTTGTCCTCCCTGCGATACGCTCTTAAAGCAAACTTAATCAGCTTACGGTATGGACGTTCCAAGATAACGACCCACAAAGCAATGACGGCTCCTAATGTGAAGATAATCATCCATACAGGCATCAACACATTGCTAATTACCCACGGCAAAATAATACCTGTCGTGAACATCAATAGCATCAGCAGTCCAATTGCTTTTAAAAGACATCTTGATATCATGATTTCTTTCCTATGTTAATAAATGGCACTGCATTAGAGGCGTTTGTTTTAGGCAATTGACCATCCCATTTGATGACTGCCTGGTATTGCACAAACTCAGGGGTAAGGCTATCAGCAAGGATTTTATTTGCTTTGGCTTGTGCTTCTGCGTTTAAGGTAATTTGCTTGGCGTTTGCTTCGGCTTCAATGATTTGTCGTTCTCCACGGGCTTTTGCTTCAACGATGGTTTTTTGAGCTTCGGCGCGACTCGTAGCGATTTCATTTTCAACCTTAACGGCATTTTGTGAAGCCTCAATTTTAGTATTAATGGAGTTCATCACCGAAGGAGGAAGCACAAAACTACCGATAAGGTAAATTTTATCGACGTTAATACCATTGCTTGCAGCTTCTTTAATGACAATCTGATTAACCGATGTTATAAATTCTTCTTTCTTTAGGCCGTAAATTTGGTCTACTGTCATGCGACTAGCCACTTCGTTCATGGCATCACGAACCATATTGTGTAAGAAAGTATTGGTTATCTCTTCAATGCCCAGACGGTATTTAGTAAAGACTTTGACGATGTTATCGGGTTCAATCTGGTAAGTAATGCCCGCATCAGTGGTTATGGTTAACCCTTCTGATGTTTGCATGGTAATGGCTTGCTCTTTGTTCCAGGAACGATTTTGCAGGAAGGTAGGAAACAGATACATTTCTTTATTCCATCCAAGATAATAGCGCCCTACTCCCGCAGATTGCTCTGATACGCCTTTATCTGAGCCATAGAGATTGACAATAACCCCACGATAACCGGCTGGAACTCTTGTAAGATTACAGCCTATATACACTGCTGTAATAAACGTCACGCCTCCTATTAAACCGGCTTGAATCTTATGCTTCAACTTCATTTACTTCTCCCTGTTTATGTGTCCATCCTGGAACACGATTTAAAAATCCCACTGGAAAGCTTTTATCTCTATGATGAACCATAACAATTTGAGTATCCCATTTAATGCGATCGTCATAATGATAAGGTTCTATAGTCATTTTCGTAAAAGGAACGCCCCAATAAACGTTAATCATGACCAATAAATGCTCGAAAGAATCAATGACTTTGATGGTTTGCATTGATTCTTCAAGCCCTCCTTTATGGAATCTAAAAAGTAGATGGCGTTCATTGAGATATCGGCGATAATATTGTTGATCGGAACGGTCAAGACGTTCGCAATTTATTTTGGTGTATCTTAGAAGTTCTTGAAAAGGCGCACTTAATTCTTTGTCTCCATGCTCCACTAATTCACGCATAGATTTATACAACTCATAAAATTGCTCATTCATGCAGCTTTTCTCTCGATAATTTGGTCGATTAAATATTTACATTGGTCTTCCATAAACTCAAAGGTTCGATGTACGCAACCTAAATCAGATAGTGAGCGATAACTTTCATCAGTAATTGATTGTAGGGTTTCTATGCTGCGTTTTGCTTCTGGTATATGACCAAAATATTTCAAGGCTGTGCCCAGATTTCCCAAGTCATCGCAATGAGCAGCATCAAAGCCGATCCACAAATCACTGCAAGGTTTATCAAGTAGACTTTTAAAACCATGGTCGTTACCTTCAAACGTGATTCCTCCGTGGCAGTGTAAATCGTCATAGCTGCCAGGAACGCCGTCAGCGATTGCAACGTAACCACACCGATGACCCATATAGGTAAAACTGATGATATATTCATAGCCCTTGTAACTCCCTCCTCCTTCAATACCTGATTGCGAATGACATGCCAAAAACTCTTTATCACCTTTTAATTCCAATATTTTTGTAATGCAACTCATTTTAAAAACCCCTTCTCTTTCATGTAAGCCAAATCGGAATATGACTCGCCTCTTTCAACAGATTCTAACCAGCCGCGAATAAAAATTATATTCTCTATTTTTCCCATCCTTTTAGATAAATCTCTTAACCAAATTGCTTGGATAATAAGACTGATTGAAACGAATAAAAGTGAAATACTAAGCCAAATGCTAATTCCCATTTTTTTTCATCGCCTCTTCAATGTCATTTTTTAATTGCTCATTTAGATATTTGTCTATACACCAGCTAGCAAACATAGAGCGACTTAAAAAAGGTTCTTCGGCTTTGGCTATATGGTCATTTAAGCTTTTTAAAAACTTAATATGAGCCTTTAAGCTTTTCTTTGCGGCTTTAATATTATCAGTTTCGGTCATCCTGCTTTCTCCTGTGGTTCTTCTGTCCATTCAGTTTTTAATTCGCCTTTTGTTATACGCTCCAATTTGTATTGAGAGTCTTCTGGAACGTAACCTTGTTTGAGCCAAAGACCCAAAGAGGAATGAGACATTCCGGTTTCTTTGTGAAATTGATACTGGCTCCCATATTTTTTTAAAACGTCATTTGGTGTCATGTTTTACCTCATAATTATTTGTCACTAATGTATCAATATTTTTGACGTATGTTAACATTCGACATATAATCTGTCTGCACTTTAAGACAAAAAATATTAACATCTGTCGAGCATTGACATATGACGACACTCATCATAAAATGGACGCTTCACTAACAAAGGAAACTATGATGAACACAGAATATAAAGATGGGGTATATGACATAACAAACGAGCAATATCATTCTTCTAAAGGTATTTCTCGCAGTAAGTTGATGTTGTTGGATAAAAGCCCGTATCACTTTTGGTATGAAACAATGTCAGGTCTTGCTGAGAAGCAAGAAGCAACACCAGCAATGAATATAGGCTCGGCGTTCCACACAATGTTATTAGAGCCGGCAAAGTTTCAAATGGAATTTGCAGTGGCTCCAAAAGTGGATAGACGAACCAAACAAGGGAAGGAAGAGTGGGAAATATTTGTTGAAGAAAGTCACGGTAAAATATTGTTAAGTGATGACCAATTTGCCAAGGTCAGCAAAATGGTTGACTTGGTAAGCAAGCATGAAATTGTCACGACCCTTTTAGATGAGGCGGTTTATGAGCAATCTATTTTCTGGACTGATAAAGAGACTGGTTTGCAGTTTAAAACACGGCCTGACATTTGGTCTTCAAAAATGGTTGTGGATTTAAAGACCACGAATAACGCGAGCGCCTACAGCTTTATGAGAAGCGCTTTGGAGTATGGATATTATCTTCAAGCTGGAATGGCACATGAAGCATGCAAGGCACTCGATAAACCTTTTGATATGTTCGTGATTTTGGCGTGTGAGAAAGAAGCTCCTCACGTACCAGCGATTTACATTATGAAAGATGAGGCTTTGCAGTTTGGTATTGACCAATTCACCGCCTATAAAAGAAAGTTAAAAAAGTGTATGGATGAAAACAAGTGGGAAGGGTATCTTGTACAGGAACTCGCAGTACCCAAGTATGCAATTATTGATGAACAGGAGAAAGCGGCATGAGTAATATGAGCACTACTGAACGAAAAAGCATGATGATGGCTAACCAAAAGTCAGTCATGGGATTGCTGGAACAGATGAAAGGTGAGATTGCTCGCTGCTTACCCAAACATTTAACGCCTGAAAGAATGGCACGCATTGCAATGACTGAGCTTAGGAAAACCCCTAAGCTTCAAGAATGCGATCCTTTGAGTTTTATTGCTGCGATTATGCAAGCAAGTCAATTAGGTCTTGAGCCTGGTATTTTAGGGTCATGTTACTTAATCCCTTTCAACAATAACCAAACGGGTAAAGTAGAATGTACGTTTATGCCTGGTTATCGTGGATTCCTGGACTTAGCCAGACGGTCAGGGCAAATTGTATCTCTCGTGGCTCGTGCTGTTTATTCAAATGATGAATTTAGCTATGAGTTCGGATTGAAAGAAAATTTAATCCATAAACCAGCTATGAATGACCGTGGCGAATTAGTGGCAGTTTATGCGGTTGCACTACTTAAAGATGGCGGTCATCAATTCGATGTAATGAGCAAAAAGGACGTGGACATTATCAAGAATCAATCCAAGTCTAAAAATAATGGCCCATGGGTAACTCACTATGAAGAGATGGCTAAAAAGACAGTGCTTAGAAAGCTGTTTAAATGGTTGCCTTGCAGTGTTGAGATGCAAAAAGCCGTGTCATTGGATGAGCTGCAAGAAGCTGGAATACAGAATATTAAAGCGTCTGCTAGTGAAGAGTTTGATATAGACTTTATCGAAGGTGAATTAGGTGAAACGCCAACTGAAAAACCTTCTCGTCAGCATGATGCGTTAATGGATAAATTAAATGCAGCAAAAGGCAAAACGGCTAATAATGAAACCGGAGAAGTGGCAACACCTGAGCAATTAAAAGAGATTCACGCCCTGGTTTCTGTTAAGGATTTTTCACCTGAGCGTTTCGGTGATGCTCTTAAACATTATGAGGTAGGAGCATTGGGAGAACTTACAACCGCCCAGGCTGATGATTTTATATCAAGATTAAACAAAGAGGCAGATAAATAATGACAAGTTGTATATGTGAAAAACACAAGGGCGAGCTTAAAAGCTTGTCCTTAGCCGCATTGGATTCGAAGTTAATGGATGAATCACTTAAGTTATATAGTCTTAAGCAGTTGGTTGCTAACCAGGAAGCAATTGTTAATTTATTGCATGAGGAAGTGGAGTGCAGAAAATGACCACAGTTGTACTTGATCATAAAAATTATCTTGAAAAAATTACCGAAGTTTATGTTTTCGCATCTGTAGATAAAGACGGTGAAGGGATTATAGGCCACACTGCTCATATTGGCGGTCAAAATGTATTTATGCCTTTCGTATGTGCCGATAAAGCCAGGATGGAAAGTTTAAAGCCAATGGCAAAACAAATTGCGCGTGACCATAATAAAAAAGTTAAGCTGATTAGATTATCAGTTCGGGAAGAATTAGAGGAATATGGAAAATGAACGAATTAACAAACGCTCAAAGGGCAAATAATACACCTGATATTATTGCTCAAAATCATGCAATGGATGCCCATGAATTTCTTGTCAGATTCCTTGACAAGTTTCACAGTGCAAAACGTGGCGGAATTCATGACTTCATGGAAATTTCCCTATTCAATATGGTTAATTTAGCAGTAGGAAACATCGATAAATATCTCAATGAAGGACATAAAGAAGTGAGCGCAAATGAGATTATGTCGATCGTGGCTGATTCCTATCAAACAGTTTTGGATAATATCAAACGTAATTTAGAGAAAATGGGGCAGGTAAATTTAAGATGAAATTTAATTACTTATTTGTTGATCACAATAATGGTCATGAAACAACTTATCATCCTTTCTGTTCAAATACTGTATTAAATCAAGAAAAAGTAACCGAATGGCTTATAGAAAAAGTTCCTGGAGCAAAACGAACCGGAACTAACGTGGGACACCTATTGAATATAATGTTTGATAAAGGAATGGATTGTGAATGGTTGAAATGCCCTTGTTGTGATAAAGAAGTTATTTCCATAAAAAAAGAACTATTAGGTCGATGGAAGACTTTAGCAGGAGTTGAATTTATTTTAATTGAAGGCGTAGATGGTAATTATTAATGACCAAAGACGAATTTGCAAAGTTATACCCTCCCTATGTGGAAAATGACGATCCAATAGTATTTGAATCGCCCATATTAATACAAAAACCCTTAGTAGACAGGATGTCACATGAAGGAATTACGGATTTACCAGAAACAAGCAGTTCAGGAGTGTTGGAACGCCCTTAAAGAAAATGATAATCCAGTCTTATTGATGGCAAGTGTTGGAGCTGGAAAAAGCTTAATGCTGGCCGATATTCTGCTGCGCATGGAGAAATTAGAAAAGCGAGCTTTATGTCTCGTAAATAATGCTGAACTTGTTAGAAATAATTGTGCTACATTTAAAGAACAAGGCGGTAATGCTTCGATTTATTGTGCTGCTCTGGGAGAGAAAGACGAAAGTGCACCGGTCGTTTTCGGTACACCACAATCAATTTTAAACGGAATTAATAAAAATGAACGAATCGCCCAAATCAGATTTAATATCATCATTGTTGATGAGGCTCATTCGATTAATTATCTTGATGAGCGCAGCGTCTTTATGCGGATACTTCGCCACTTCAAACAAGAATACCCTCAAATGCGTCTACTCGGAGCAACCGGAACAAACTTCCGATTCAAAGGAACCGAAATCGTTGGAAATAATTGTCTCTTCAAACGACAAGTCGGAAACATCACTACTGAGCAATTAATCAATCAGAAATTTCTAATTGACCCTGATTTTAAAATAGACCCAGAATTTGTTATAGACTTTTCAAAAGTTAAAATTAAGAGCAATGGAAAATTTGATTCTAAAGAACTTGACCTGGTAATCAGTGAAAATGCTCGCTTAACAGAGCTTATCTGCAAACAAATCATTCATATCATGGAAAGCCAAGCTAGATTTGGGGTCTTTATCTTTGCGACAACGAAAAAACATGCCGAAGAGATAATGAGTCATTTGCCGCCAGACGAATGTGCTTTAATATTAGGCGAGACACCACAGGATGAAAGAACAAGGATTTTAAATGCAGCTCGTGAAGGAAAAATCAAATACCTGGTTAATATTGCCATCATTAGTGTGGGTGTCGATGTTCCTGCTTTCGATACCTTGGCTTATTTACGCCCTACAGAAAGCCTCGTTCTCCTCGTCCAAACAATGGGAAGAGTCTTACGCTTGTCACCCAATACCAATAAAACAGGAGCCTTAGTTTTAGATTTTGCGGGTAATATTGAGCGGCATAGTCATTGGGATAATCCAGTCTTGCTTAAAGCGGTTAGAACGGCCTTAGATGATGATAAACCAAGAGTCATAAAATGCCCTGCTTGCATGGAGTTAAATACAGAAACAGCTCGTCGTTGCGTTGGAGTAATCAATGATAAACGTTGCGAATATTTTTTTGAGTTTAAGGAGTGTCCAAACGAAGAATGCGGGGTTAAAAATGACCTCGCAAGTCGCCATTGTAGGGCTTGCCAACACGAATTGATAGACCCAAATGATAAATTAACTTTGCCATCAGCAAACTCGGACTTGAAAGAACTTGAAGTCCTTGATGCAAAATATGCAATATCGGACTCTAAAACAGGATTTAGAATAAATTGTATGTATCGCTGTCGGGATGACAAAGGACGCATAGCAGCCTTTTATGAGAACTACACGCCCATAAGCGACAAGGCTCGTCATGTCTTCTATGGGCAGTTCATCAAAAAACACTGCGAGAAACCAAGCGACTGGTATATCCATCTCGACAAACGAGAGAAGATGCAAGAAATGCTTCAAAGTGTTAACACTCCTACACATATAATGCTTCATGAAGATGATAATGGGTATAGGATAAAAAGGAAAATTTTTCAACCATCACAGGGATCGTTATGAACTTTCATATAAGTTTTTGGAATAAATACAGGAGTCAAGCTGGTATTTTAGGCACTCATATTCAATCTTACAAAGATGCATTAGGTGTAATTCATCTGGATAAAGATTCATTACATGGATACATTGCGCATATTACATGCATTTTAAAAGAATGTAGTACCTATATGGATAAATGCGGGTTGACTATGCCACCTAGTTTGTGGAAATATAACGTCAAAGACCCAACCACGCATCCTTCCAGCAAGTTATTTTTGTATAAGGAATGCATGTCCAAGCAAGCAATTAAGAAGTATGGAAGTGAGTTTATGGCTAATTAGCTGATCACCCATGACGGTGAGACAGTACTCGGGTTCGTTAAGGCGTTCCCAGCGTTATTTTTCCGGTTGCAACGCCCTTGATTGGCGTTTAGGAATTCTGTACAGAGTGTCAACCAGTAATGTACAGAGCGGAGCTTCCCCGTTAATCAGGGCTAAACGATTCTAGTCCGGCAGGAAAGATAAATCGTGACAGGGTGAGAGTACCCACTGAGTTATGGGGTTCTTATGCCAAAGGGCGATATAAACACTCTCGTGAATTGGTTACTTACCCCACCATTCTTAGCAGCAATGCGAAGACGGCAAACCCATGAAAGCGTAAACTCGCTCAGGTATGGTGAGGCTATGAGATTGTGCCGGTAAAAGGCTGTAGGGGTGTAAATCCCCCCATTCGCCAATTCGGAGAGGTGGTACGAGTGGTTGATGTCGGCAGACTGTAAATCTGCTCCCAAAAGGCGCGATGGTTCGAATCCATCCCTCTCCACCAATCGCTATGGCTCCGGCAGCGTCTTGCGCATATGATATCCAATGGATACCCTCTCGGAGCCTCCATTTAAATCACGTCTGGATGCTTAATATCCTTCGCCATCTTATAAACCGCCTCAAGCAACATATAATGCCTGAACACACCAATAAATGGCCTATAGAAAGGATGGTTTAAAACTTCGCCGTACATAGGAAAAATAGAAACGCTAAAATGATAATGAGTTTCTGCATTTTGAATATTTTCCCAACTATCACGCCACCACATATTCGTCGTTGCATCCAATGATTGCCAATGACCGCCTAGCCAAACATCATTGAATATATGACCAGGGTTTTGCATGTATCTATTTTTTATTCCAGCTTTCGTTAAAAGAAATTTAAAAACGCGAGCTGAATCAGCACAACATCCAATCTTGGTGTAAATATAGGCTTCTGGGTTTTCAATGAATTGAGTTTCACAAGGAAAAGCATGTTCATTTATTTCATTGGTACAAGCACAACCGGTTTTAGTGTCGGTTCCTTTATTACCATAACCCCACATATTAGACACGACATTCATAAAATAAAGTGATTTAAGCGTCTGCTCGTCAGTTATTTTCCAATTCAAAACTAATTCATCATGAATAACGTGGTAATGCTCCATGATTCGCTGATAAAAATCATCGGATGTATAGATATGTGGTTCTTCAAGGAATTTTCTATCAAACCAATCCATGTTATTTGAAGCTGAAAGGTTTATAATGTGAACTTTTTTTATTCGTTCCAAATCCACAATTGGCAACGGAGAAGCCAAAGACATTTTATAATGCAAATCATGTCGTAATTCGGTATCATAAAATCCATATGCCAATCCAAATGCCAAAAGCATAAATCCTGCTAAAATCCATTTTTTCATACTTCCTCCTTGTTAAGTCTGATTATACACAGAACCAGACCTAATATGTCTTTATGTCAAGATGTCTTGATTGCTATATTGCTATATATCTAATTAAAACCATCAATAAATTTACGCATTTCACTCTCAGTTTTAATAAAAATAACCATCATACACAGTGCTTCCGCTACTTTTTCTGTTTCTTGGTGCTTACTCATATCAACCAACATTGTAGTGCAAGCGTGTCTAATTGCATTTTCAGGCTCAGAATATTGTTTACCAGATAAATGAAACTCATAACACTTATAGGCTTCTTCTTTGCAAAACTTAACATGTTCTTCTCTACTTCTCATATTTATTCCTTGATGTATTGATTAAGCATATCGAGGATTAGCTCGCGAAGGTTTTTGTCTTCCTGCATGAGCTTAATACGCACCTTTTTATAGAGATTGGCAGGAATTCTCAGGGGATATTGTTTAATATCCATATTCTTCATTAAACCAGTCAATTCTTTATGCTGCTTCTCTTTATCGATTTTCTTACCCGAATCAATCAGTGCCATTTATAAATTCCTCTAACTCATTAACGATAGCTGTCACTTCAAGAGCTGCTTCGCTTTTTAAATCACAAACAGTTCTTCCCTCTTGAACAGCTTTAGCGTATTCGATACGTTGATAAGTACCATGTAAAAATACCGGCAATTCAAAAGAGGTTAATTGTTTTACAATCTCATTGCCAATTTTTGTACCTTTAATTCTTCTACTGACTACGAAAGCCGCTTTTAATTTACCGTCACTCAATTCCTGACGTTGTTTAACGAGTTTAACTAAATCTTCTGTAGCCCATATATCGTAAGGAGAAGGTTGAACGGGAATTAAAACAACATCAGCCGCTTTAATTGCGCAAATGGTTAACGGGGAAACGCTAGGTACGCCATCAATAATAATTCTCTGATATCTATCGGTAAATTTCAGTACGTCTTTATCGAGGGTTGTAACAGGCAAGCACGTTAAATCAATTAATTCACCGCCTGATTCTTCATGCCAGCGCAAAGCAGATCCTTGACCGTCTGAATCGACAAGTAATGTTTTACAGTTGCGCTTGGTATATTCACGCGCCATATTAACAGCCAGCGTGGTTTTACCCGTACCGCCCTTTTGATTTAATATTGAAATAATCATATCTTGATTCCTTGATGTCTTGAAACGCAGGAATCTTGATGTATTGAGGGCTTGATGTCAAGATGTTTTGAAATAAAGAAGGGGTCGCATAACGAACCCCTCAACTGTTTCCTTCATGGATGGATCAGATTCTATTCTTCTTCTGGGGAAAAATCGTCATTTTGCTCACACATTTCCTCATATTCCTCATCTTTTGGCTTTTTTTCTACTTTTGCCTTTTTAGGCTTTTTGAATGACTTTTTATAATCAGCCTTAGACTTTTTATCAATGAACATACAGTCTGCAATATGATTGATGCCTCTGAGTAAGCTCTCAATGCGGTCTTCAAGACGCTTAAACTCTTTGTATATTTTGCTTTGGTTATCGAGGGATATTCCATCAACAGGGTCATACTTGTCTTTTCTGATAGCGATTAAAGTTTCAGCGCTAATACCAAAAGCTTTCATGATATCAGCATCAGAGGCTTTCTTTTTGAGAAACATATGGATTTTGTTTAACTCATCCAATCCTGGTTGCTGATTAAAATTCGTTCCAATAGAATCTTGCCGCCATTTAGAAGCAACTATCTTTGGTTTATGTTCGCTCGGCTTCCAGTTATCCAATGTTACTGGTTCTTCTTCTTGATCACTTCCATCTATACTACATGGATCAAACTCATAACTTGCTTCGCTCATTTTTAACGCCCCTGTTTAAATAAGTCAAAATTACTGCTTTTGCAGCATCCTCACCCCAGACCGCAACGGCTTCATAACCACGTTGTAATTTACGATGGATAAATGCCGATTGTTCCGGTGTAAGTTTTCCCTTTCCAACTTTTAACTCGACCCACAATCCAGCCCACCAAACCCCATATTCATTCTGAACAGGTACGGCTAGGAAAAAATCAGAAACTCCTTTTTTAACACCCATTTTTTTTAATTTTTTACCTTCATATTCGCTGCATTTTCGTTCATTAGCAAAGTGATGTAAGTCATCAGCCAATTCTGGAAAATTATAATGAAACCAGTTCACTAAATTGATATGGTCGATTTGTTCCGGCTTTAGGCTCATTTTCCAGCTCGAATCATCACCGCTATATCATTTGCACGTTTATGTACTTGGTTAGCCCAACGACTGTCTAAGGCTTCCAGAGCCGCTTGTGTATAGTCTTTGGCTCGCAGTGCTTCTATCATCTTTTTGAAGCCTTCCATCTTAGTAATTCCAAGATTGAAATTCATATTGATAAGAGCATTTTTAACGCCATCCGGTTGCATGGTGTACCAGTCGCATTGCTCTAATTCTTCAACGGTTTGCTTATAATCATTTTGAAACATCAACTCAGCTTCATCTAAGCGAATACCATTTTCAAGGTTTCTACCCCAGCCGATGGTTAAATGGCCGTTCGTATCTACATAAGATTTTAAATCTAAACCTTCACACGTTTTAATCCATTGTTGTAAATCTTGCATAACAAAAGTCCTCCTGACCAATGAACAAGTGATTTAATAAGAATTTTGGGGAAAAGAAAAAGAACCCGTGGAGATTTGCTCATCCTAAGCATCTCCACAGGCACAAAATGAAAGCTATCCTTAGCTTGTTCATCTACAACTCTTCTTATGCTGGTGTAACTACTCTGTATCGAACATACAATGTAGCAGTACTATCGCCAGTTGCAAAGTCCGCTGTAGCATTTGATAAAAATACCGCGGTGTTTCTTACAGTTGCAGGAGCATTTAAAGTCGCTGAACCTGAACCGTTGGCAAGGTATCCACTTGCAGCAACGCCGTTCAATGTAGCAGCGGCAATAGAAGCAGAAGCAGGAGAACCCGCACCATGGACAGTATTTCCATACTGAGCCTGGATTGCACCACCGGCTGTAAATTGCGCAGTTCCGTAAGCGATATCCCAAAGAATGCTATCAATGAGAATTAACTTTCCAGCACCAGGAGCCGCAACCAATTGCACAGGAGTATCGTATAAAGCTTTAATCTGTGCAGCAGTCAAGGTTACTGTAGCAGTAGCAGCCACGTCTAAAGCCAATTGCGCATAGTCAACAGCATTATTGGCAATCTTAGATCCAGATACAGCACCCGCAGCAATCGTTAATACACCAGTGTTACTTAAGGTAGCATCACCGGACATTGCAACAGCAGTGGCTACGTTTGAAGCATTACCAACAAACATATCCCCAGAAGGCAATGTATTAGACAATCCACCATTGGCAGCTAATGAAACGAATGCATCAGTAGACGCATCATAAGTAAACCAGCCTATTTGAGCAGTTGCGTAATAAATTAAAACGATGTCTTCAACTTCCCACTGCCAAACACCATTATTTAATAGTTCAACAGTAGCGGCTTGAGAACTGAAATAATCAGCGGTTGTAATTGCACTTAAATTGTCGGTTGTTACTATTCCGACGATATTCGGGAATAGATTAAACTCCCTTTTAATCGATGTAATCATTTAATTATCTCCCTATAATTTATCTGGTTTTATGCTTAAGATTTTTACGTCTTATCCTATCCAAATCATCTACACCCAAATATCCTACGCCCTCGGCTGCGGCATCAGTTCGTACTCCATACTTACCAGTATCGCCAGCTTCTTTAATTAGAGGGTCGTGTCCTTTAAATCCTTATTTCCTACCCTCACGTACTTCAATAGGTTTGCGCGGAACATCATCATAAGCCATGATTATCTCCTAGTAACGGCAATCTTTTTTACCTTTCTTCTCACCCTTACGTTCCATTTTTTTATCCATTTTTTTATCCATCTTCTTATCTTCTTTTTTATCCATTTTCTTTTCTTTTGAAGCCATGATATTTTCCTTAATTTGAAGATTGTGGAGTTTGTACGCCAGCAGCAGCGTTTCCCGCAGCACTAATTGCGCTATCAGCCACGGTTTCAGCACTTGTTAATATTGGATTAACAACGGCTGCTACACTGGATGATTTGGTTGAAAGTAAATTTTCAATCTTTGATACTAATAGTTTAAGCTCATTCTCTATGGCTTGTACAATTTCAGGCTCGTCTTTGATAAGTTCTTGCTCGGCAACACTTAAGAAATGATTAATTAATGCACTTAAAAGAATATTCATTATGCTTTACTCCCTCTTTTTCCGCTGTCCAATATCCTATCGGCTTTTGCGTCAATTCTGGATTTGGAAGCTGGTGACAGCTTCCCTTTATGTTCCATTTCTGACGCGCGACTTTTTGCATTTCTGGCATGACTTTTATCCGGCATCGGATATTTTTTTTCACCAGGCAATCCAAAATCACTTTTAGGCAGCTTGTTCCTGCTCTTGCTTGTCAGTTTCGCCATTTGAAGTATCTCCTAGATTTTCCTGTGACAATCCTTTTGTCGCTTCGGCTTCTTCATGCTTTTTAATCATTTCGTCACATGCAAAAATTGCACCAACTAATTGATTAAGATTATTTTGTGCCAAATCTTTTTGGGCAGCAAACTGTGCGCGTTGAAATTTTAACTGGTCTAACAAACTCATTTGCGGTGCATCTGACATCATGTCTCTCCATTGCTATTAAAAAAATCAAAATTATCTTAACATATCATCAAGTCGGTGAAAGTGAAACTAAATTGATATTAGATTCAGCATCAATTTGTACTGCTAACCAAACCGGTGTGGTATCAGAAGGATTAATCAGCACCAAAGGCAATTTAGTCCAATCGATCCCCCAAGTCTCGCCGGTTCCGTTTAAATATCCTGTTGCCATACATGTTGCCAAATCGTCTGTGGTATTGACCGAAACCCAAGCAGGTTTTACTGTTGCTTCAAAACTTACCGATCCCAGAATTAAATTAATTGACATGTTTAAATCCTTTTATGCAAATTCCCAAACAATGATTAATCCAGCAGCACCAGCGCCACCGGCTTGAGCTACAGCATTTGTACCAAAACCACCACCACCACCTGAACCTGTGTTAGCTACAGCAGCGTTTCCTGTTCCAGTTCCACCAAGATAACTACCGCCTCCGCCATTGGCAGTACAGCCCCCAAATCCTGATAGCGTAGCACCACCACCTGTTAAAATAACACCAAATGCACCGTTTGCACCACCGCCGTTAACGTCACCGCCTGAACCGGAACCACCACCACCTGAACCATTCAGTGCAACCGCAGATGTAGCCGTTGCAGCACTTCCTCCGCCACCGGTTCCACCGGTAGCACTTACCGTACTAAATGATGTTGTACCACCCGTACTTCCCACGTTATTTCCAGCAACACCGCCTGCACCACTTGCACCCACTGTATAAGTATAAGTACTTGCAGCCGATGCAATATATTTTCTTGCATAACCTCCTGCACCACCACCAGCACCGGCTGCTGTTTGAGAAGCAGAAGTTGCAGCAACACCACCACCACCACCTCCGCCGCCCCATAGTTCAACTAAAATAGAAGTTACGCCACCAGGTTTTGTATAAGTTGCAGAGCTTCCAGAAGTAAATATTTGGAAACTTTTTAATCCACCGCTTCCAGAAGCAACACTCGCCCAAGTACCATCGCCACGCCAGAAAGTTGATGAACTAGCCGATGTTCCACTATTTAAATTGGTTACAGGCAGATTCCCTGTGACACCCGTAGATAAAGGAAGACCTGTAGCATTCGTTAAAGTGCCTGAACTTGGTGTTCCTAATGCTCCATTGAATGTTACAAATGCACCAGCCGAACCCACATTAACCGCTAATGCAGTGGCCACACCGGTTCCCAATCCTGTAATTCCAGAGATAGGCAATCCAGTAGCATTGGTCAACGTCAAAGATGCAGGAGTTCCCATTGCCAAGCCATTCGGCAAAGTCGTGCTGATGCTTGGCACGGAAGCGGCGGAAGTAACTAAAACCCCTGATGCCGCTGTTGCTAAACCTGAAAGAGTTGTTCCACTTGCAGCATACCAGGCAAGCTGATTAATTAACCCACTATTTACTGTTCCAGTCGATGCAGGAGTTGCCCAAGTTCCATCACCACGCCAAAAGGTCGATGACGATGCGCTTGTTCCAAAATTCAGATGAGATACAGCCAAATTTCCTGTTACATAGCTCGCCAAATCAATAGCAGTACCGTTCCAAACACCGCTGGTTATCGTTCCCAAAGTCGTAATTGAACTTTGACCCACATAGGACGCTGAAATATCAATGACAGGAGTTGTTCCACCTGTAGAAGTGATTCGGTTCGTCGTGCCTGAAACACTCGTAACCCCTGTTCCTGCTGGCGTTGACCAAGTGCCATCGCCTCTCCAAAACGTGGAAGAACTGGCGCTAGTTCCTGAATTTAAGTTAGTCACAGGCAAATTACCTGTAAAACTTATAGTTATTGCCCCGCTGGAATTAGCAACTAAAATATTTTGACCTGAACCAATGGCCGCAGCAGATGGATCACCTGATGTGGTTCCGATTAATACTTGGCCAGCACCTAAGACAATTGAGGTTAACGGAGAAGCACCTTCACCAACTAATACACCATGAGCCGATAATCCCGAAAGATGCAAATTAGAAAATGTTGGACTGCTTCCGGTAGCAATATCTTGGGGCAATGAAAGCGTCACGTCTCCGGTAGGAGAAGAGGCAATAATCTGATTCGTGGTTCCAGTGATCGAATGCACCGATGCCGTATAAAGGCCATCTGCATAAGTTTTATTCACTAAATCGGTTCCAGCAACCGGTGCAGCCACTACGGAACCAGCCGTTAATGCTGCTGTTGATCCAGTAATTGTTGCACCTGGAATTGTTAAACCACTTGGAAGTGTTGTACTTAACGAGGGTAGTGAGCCGGAATTTGTGACCAAAACTGAATTGGCGGCGGCAAGTATAGGAGATAAAGTTGTGCCTGATGAAGCATAAAACGCTAAATCATTCGTTGCTCCTGGATTTACTGTACCCGTACCACTTCCTGATAACTGTACCCAGCTTGATGAAATAGTATCGTAATATTCATAAACCAATGTATCAGTGTTGAATCGTAAACGTCCATCAATGTCTACGGAAGGTATGGGTCTGTCAGCAGTTGAACCTGGCGCTAAAAATGTCCATGGATTATTAAAAAGAACGTTTGCTCCTCCTAATAAACCAGGTGTCTTTTCGCCAGGTGCTAAATCACCGCCAGCCGTCATTTGACTGAATTTTATAGTGTCGACCATCACGAATCCTTGTGATTAGTTAGTGTACTATCCTTGAATTTGTCTTAATGTAACTCCGATATAAGCCGTTGCATCTGATGTAATAAAGTGTAACACGTCACCACCTCGAACATATCGCTTCTTAGGCTTAAACTCATTGTAAGGCTGAGAGCCGACGCTTCCACCAGCAGGAATAACAGGCGTGGCATTTTTACAAATAAACACATTTGAATTAGAAGCATATTCAAAATATGCCTGATATTGCATTGTATCATCACCAGGTATATTTGCTGTTTGTTCGGCATTTACAGTACAAGCGACTTGAAAAGCCGTATCGCTAAAAGGCATCGTTTCGATGTAGTTAGCATTGTATTGAATCGTCATCTTCTTATACTCCCTATAATTAGTTGCAAATTTATACTAATCCCAGCCTCGCATCGGCCACATAATGATAAGCTACATATGCGAACGGATTTGTTGTTGATACCGAAGCAGTTCCAATATATGAAGTTCCATTTTTAGGAACAAAGTATATATTTTTTGTTCCGACAGCAGTGGGTACTGCCCCAAGCGTCCAGTTTCCAGACAAGGAAATATCACCCACATTTCGTTCAACACCATTTGTCCAAACATGCCCTCTGACGGTATCGCCGGAACCTGTATCGGGTGAAAATAGATTAACACTTGGAGTGGTTCGCTTTACTGTTCTCCAATTTATATTAAACGGCAAAGTAAATAAGACGACGTTGCCTCCACTTATCGTACCATTTTGCAAAGACAACAAAGAATTTTGCCCTTGAACAGTTCCCGCGACATCAGCATTTTCATAACTTTTTTCATAATAACGTTCACATTCTCTAATAACTTCGTCATACGCTTGAGGAGCTGGGCGTGTTGCAATTTTACCTGGAACCAAGGATATAGAATTAAATAAGACGGTATTTCCAACACCAATTGGCGCTGTTCCAACTACAATCGCCGCAAATTGAGCCGTATCAATCAAAGCATTGGAACTTGTGTTATTGGCTGCATTCCATCCATTGAAAGAATAACTGTTAAATTCTTGACCTGTAGATGGGCCAATGATGAAATTGGCATTGCTCAGATTTGCTCGCGTAATTTCCACCCATCCAGAGGCTACTGCACTTGGATGTCCGTTTGCATCAAGAGTAGTCACTAAAGAATTCCCTGAGCCAAGAGAAGGTAAATTAGCATTAGCCGTTACCCAAATAGAAATATTTGCGCCAAGAGTAGTTACCCCATTAGTAAATGCTTCGACATTCACCGATAAATCATTTGTTAATATATCGTACAATTTTGGAACATCAATATATTGGATGGTAGCACTCTGCGTTGGAGCATTAGCGCAACTTATTTGATATGCTCCTCGTCCATCAGAGGAAGCTCTGGTCACTGATAAATTGCTCGCTAACGAACTAAATAATATGGTTTGATCCCAAGTAGGAATACTGGCACTTGCAGAGGGTGCAAAGCTCACTCCCAATTGGGCTGGGTTTAACCCAAAATCCCAACCTACCAAAAAGCTTGGAATGGGCTTGAACTGCAAAGGCAAATTATAATAGTGATAAAGATGATCAATTTGGCGTTCAATTGTTGTTTGCTCATAAGGATATTCAAAATTAATATCACTAGAAATTAATTGAACACTCGTTATTGTAATATTGCAGTTGTTTGGCAACGCCAGTTGATATTCAATATAGGCACTTGGAGGAAAATCGGTATTGCTTGAAGATAATATTTGTCCGATTCCTGGATAAGCATTAAATACCGCTGTTAATGGAGTAGAGTTTAATACGTCGGTTAATGTATGGCCTTGTGAGTCGACTAATGTTGCAGAAATACTTTGCGGCGCATTACCAGAAAGAGCCGTAATGGTAGAAGACACATAGGTATTTGACCATAATACACCATTTTGATTAAATCTTTGGCTCAAATAAGCATTTGTCCAGCTTCCACTTAATTGAATTTGCAAAGCATAAGAAGCGTTTGTCGGGTCAATCACTGAGCTATTTAATAAAACTTGCGTTAAAGTAACGTTTCCTGTTCCCGTTAAATGCAAGAACCAATTAGGTGCTACATTAATAACTTGAGTGCTGATGCTGTTTAGCGTTAAAGGACTTATGAAATTAACCAAAGCAAATTGCGGGTTACTTATTTGATTGTCCGTGGAGAAAGAAGTCTCATTAATAGGAGTAGTACCGCTAGAACCAGGCACGTAATTTTCAACCAAATATATAAGTGGATCTGATTGTGTTGGCCCTTGTCTAAATTCCAGTCTATAGACAGTATCAGGATCAAAATAAATATTATTTGGAAGTGTGCCATTTGCCAGAAACCTTATAGGATTATCCCAGACAACATTTCCAAATGGGTCTTGCCAAGTGGGTAATGGTCCATAAGGGATTTCGTTATCTAAGACGAACATGTAAAAAGTATCATCAAACGCATGGGCTGTTAAGTCAACTTCAAACCATATTGGGTTGCTTCCTCTGACAAGTGCCATTATTATATCCTTATATGCTTGTTTTTTGTCCAATCCCCGCTTATACTGCAATTTTAAGGGGTGTACCATGATTATTGATGATACTTTAGTCTTTGCTATATGCTTCGGCATCTTTTGTGGATATTGCATTTGGAAATTATCAGATTAATTTCCACCTATTAAGGTTTTAGCTTTTCCAGCCAGAGGAACTCCTACTGCTCCTCCGACAACAGTACCGAGAGCAATTTTATATAGTCTATGTTTAATCTTAATATCCTTTTCAATCTTGGCTAACTTCTCTTTAGTTTGTTTCAATTCATGTTCTAAGTCCATTTTCTGCTTAAGCGATATATTTTTTCGATTAGCCTTTTCATGTAGTTTGGCCGCACTATCTTTAAGCCTAACCGATTTTTCTTCAAGCCCATTAATTTCTTGCTGCATTTTATAATGTTTGGCTTTTTGCTCATGTTCTTTTTGCTTTGTTTGATTCTCTTTATGAGTTTCGGCTTTTTTGGTTCGAGTTTGTGCAGCAGCCTCTTCCCGTGCTTTTGTATTTTTAAGTTTGGCTGCTTCAACGGCTTCTTTATCCTTAGCCGCTGCTTCTTCGCGTTGCAATTGATGTTCATGCTTTGCTTGCTCTAAAGCTTGTTTAGCTTGTGCCTCAGCTTGCTTAGATTCAAAGTGTTTGGTACGCATTTCCATCAATTCAGGCATGTGTTGTGTAAAATTGTGAGCTGCCTCATCCCATTGATGCAATGCTTCTGGTTTATGGGCAAAGCGTTCGCCCACTACATTTTGCAGCAATTCCGGATCACCTTTAATAATCTCATTTAAAATCTGTGTTCCCGTAACTTTGTTAGGGTTTGTAGACTTTATGTAAGGCTCATTGGTAAGCTGCTCTATCATATTTGTAGGTGCTTTGTTATTGGCTTGCATGTGTTGGAAGAATTTATTTTTAAATAATGGGGCTACTTCCGTGGCATATCTATGGTTTAAACCATGCAATTGTTCAAGGTTTTCTTCTCCCAATCCGCTATCAATAATCTTTGCCATCTTTCCTACGTCAGCGTCCATAGAATCAGCAGCTTCGATAAGCCTATCAAATTCTTGAGGTGATTTTCCGTAAGCACTAGAACGAGTTTTTTGCGCCATTCCTCTCAAACTTCGATAAGCTGAAACGAATTTATCAGCAGGCATTGTTTCGCCTTTTCCAAGGCTAGCCAGTTCATCGGTAAGTTTAATCATTTCTTTAGATGAGGTATCACCCTCCTTTAAAAGCTTATGAATGTCTTGTGTAATGGCTTTTGCTTCCCTTGGATTAGTTAAAGTGACCTGTTTGTCTTTCAGGCCATTGATGTATTCATCATATCCTTTGCCGATTTCAGCTTGTCTTGCCTCAAGTATTGGATTTAATTTCTGAGCAACACGTTTTCTATGGGCATTACCCATACCTAAATGCTGGGAAATAGCCGCTTCATGTTCGGCTGATTTTTGTTCGTTTGTCTTCAATAAACTTTCAGCTTGTTTCAATCCTTCATCACTAACTTCTGTTTTAGGCAATTCATTAATATTGGTTTGTTCAGGCCGTACAGGTTCCACCAACGATAAAGGGGTTTTTTCGGGTGCTGTAGGCTCTTCTGTAGCTCGTAGATGTTCGGGTACTGCTTCGGTTTGCTGACGCAATTGAGCTAGTTTCTGTTCGGACTCCGCTGCTTTTCTTTCTAATGCATGAGGATTGCTTGATTCAAACCCAGGCTGGCTTTCAAGATAATTTTTAAGGGCATTATATTCATCAGTAGCCGCAGCATGTTCGATTTTGGCCTCTCCATGTTTATTTTCCAGTTCTTCTGCTTTTCTGGTCAATGGGGCATATTCTTCCATTGCTTTAATCTTATTTCCTACAGTTTTAACACCAGGAATTTTGCCTAATACTTTTGGAACTCCGGCAAACATAAACATTTGTCGAATAAGATCATCACCTGGTTGCTGGTCATCAATTCCCATAGCCTTTTCAATGCCCGTATCAGGCACTTGAAATCCAGGTATTTTGTCGGTAATTCCCCGTTCTTTTAGATATGGCCCAACCGCACCTAAAAGGTTTACAGGGGCTTCTATCGTTTCACCGGCTCCGGCAATTAGATTCTTGAGCGCACGGCCTGGTTGAGTTCCAATTTGTTTCCATGATTCAACAGCTTTACCAGGTAGATTTAATCCATAGTCGAGGACTTTACCAGGAATGTCTTTAACATCTTCCCAGATACCACTTAGCCCCTTTCGTTCAGGAGGAGGAGTGTAGGGTATTTCTTCCTCGTCCTCATCGGCATTTAATTGCGCAAGCAAAGATGGATCGGTGACTTTTTTAGAGCTACCGTTTAATTGTGCAAGAATAGCTGGGTCTGTGACTTTAGTAGACTTCATGCCATTCTCCTCCTATTTTCTTATAGGTTTTCCCATTCAAATGCTTAACTTCTTCTCCTGTACCACCTGATTGATTTGCTATTTGCTCAGTATCTTTAATGCGTCTTTCGATTTGGTCGATTTGTGCTTTAAGTTTACTTTGCGCAACGGATTGATCTTCACCAAAGTTTGGCTTATTGGCTTGAGCACTTTTTAACGCAACAATATTGCCTTTTGATGACATTTTCATTTCAGCGTCAACAATAGGCGCAAGCCCATGAACTTGCCAAGTACCAGCATTAGGATTTTTTATGCGTTGCGCGGCTTTGTCATGTCCTAACCACCAATGGCCAAACATGTCGCTGTTTTTTGGATCATCAGCAATCTTTTTCATGACTCGTAAAGAACGCAATGTGTCCTTCAAATGAGGAATGTCATTTTTGGCGGCTTCAATCGTTTTATGCTTTGTCGCTTCATTTTTTAAATCTTCTTTAGTCTGCGTCTCAGCTATTTTAAGGTCGTGTTTGTACTTGGCCTCTTCCATTTTAGAACGCAAATCATTCATTCTTTTTATTTGAGGAGGTTCTTTGTAAATGCCATTAGTAGGAACTTTTAATCCTAAAGCCTGATAAGTCAAAGCACGCTTTATTTCATCCATATCAATTCCACCAGGTAATTGATTATTACCTTGTGGCTCTTGAGGTTGCTCTTGACCCTGCATTTGATCAGGCATCATTTGTTGTTGCGGTTCCTCTTGAGGCATCATTGCCCCTTGACCTTGAGGCATTTCTTGGCCTTGGTCAGGATTAATCATATCCATCAAGTTCACAGGCGGTTGTTGTTGACCACCCATATTTTGACTCCCTTGAGGATTACCACCTTGACCGCCTTGATTTCCCAAATTCTGAATATAATCGAGCTTGGCCTGTAATTGTTGCATAGCCCATTGTGGATCGTTGGAATGCTTTAATTTAAGCAAGTTTTGTTCAAGTATTTGTCTATTCAACCCAGAATTTGCACCCATACGAGCTTCTTGTTGTTTTTTCAAGGCGAGTTCTTGCGCAAACTGTTCAGCTTGTTGTTTTTGCTTTTCCCGCTCTAAAACAGGTTGCATAAGGCGCGAAAACATCGTTGAGCCTGTATCAATGCCTTTTAGAAAACTTGCACCTGGCAAATCAGTGTTAGGAATATTTAAGGCCATTATCTACTCCCCATAGGATTGTAGCTACCCTTTGGCGACCAACCCATAGACTGAGACAGTCCAGCTCCTAATGCCCCACCAATTGGGCCACCTAAAGCACTGCCGACTAAACCAATCCCGCCTCCTAAGAGTTTACCAAACAAATCACCTTGAGCGTTCTTCTTATTAAATTGAGTTTGTGCAGAATTTTGCCCTTGTGTCATGGCATTTTGGCTCATGGAGTTAGCAGCACTTGCTCCCTTTCCATAAATATCTTGGCCGATTCCGATACCAGTCATGTATTTTTGCATCAAATCATCAAGATATTTTTGACGATCTTGGGCTACAATTCCGCTGGTTCCTGATTGAATAGCTTGTATGGCAGGAGATGAGCCGCTTAAACCCATTTGTTGCGCAGCATTTAATCCTTGTTGAGAAGCCATTGCTTCATTTTGCTTGGCCAAATCACTTTCTTTGTAATTTTTAGACCATTCATCCTGTAAAGCGGCAGGATTTAAAAGCTTGTCCATAGCTCCTTTGTAACCGCCATAGGCATCTTGCCCATTTTGATTATAGGGGTTTAAATAGCCCTGACCTTGATTGTAATATTGATCAAGTTGTTGCTGCGCCGTGTCATAGCTTTTTTCTGGGTGTAAGAAACTTGATAGCCAGCTCATAACATCTCCTTATGGGTATGAGGTCGTCGTAAATTTGACTAATGCGCCAGCCTGAACCCCAACATAAACATCATTATCGGTATCATAAAGTATCATCCCGTTTTCTAAATTTCCGGCAGAAAACATGGAGGCGATTTCAGCAGCCGTATAGCCCTGTGCTTCTAAAAGATTAAAGGCATTCTGAATGTCCAGCATATTTTCATTGATCACGTTGACCAAAACAGCAAGCCATGTGGCAAATGGAGGCTCAAAATCATCACTTAGAATAGGCGCAGCATCGATACGGTCTATAAAGATAGTGGACATTAATTAGCCCCTCCGCTTGCTCGACGTGTATTGCGTACACCTCCTAGAATAACAACAGGAGCCGAGCTTACACAAACTAATTTATAGCAACGATTTCGACTTATTCCGAGTTCATACCAACGCATACGCCAACGGTAATGACCTAATGGGCTAAATTCCCTTAAATCGGCAGTGATAAAAGATACGCCACCATCATCAGAATAATATAACTCAATATGAGGCTTAAATAAGGCATTATAGTGATTGTCGTCGAATGAAGGGGTATTAGAACCTTCCGTAATAATGAATTTATCATCTTCCGTGACCATATAAACCGGACTTGGAGGTACTTGCCCGTTGTCCATTTCATCAATAATAAAAGTGGTATTGAGAAAGGGTGCGTTGCTACGATAAAACGTTTGATCACCAAATACAAAGTCAATTTCGACATAATCATCTATAAATTCCGAATAGTCTTCATTATAAATTTGCTGCGTAACCAATTCATAACGCATTGGGAATTTTAGAAAAGCATCCGTTGCTTGAATATCTGGCTGTGCAGGATTGCGTAATTCATTATAGTAAATGTTACCTGCCATTTCGTAAATAGCGGGGTCGCCTTGGACTATGACAAGATGTTTATTATTAAAATAAATATGTTTTTGAATACGGCAACGACTACCATTTAATTCAATGACACGCGCCCATGTTTTAGTTGAAAAATTATATTCAATTGAATTTGCGAATGTCGTGGGGTCTAAAAGTTGCGTATTGTCATATATTCCTGCCGAAACTCTATAAAAAATGGTGTTTTCATACTGGTATAAAAATCCATCTGTTGTTGCTCGCAAGAATGGGCTTAAACCATTATCGGTATCAGATGCATTTTCAAGCAATACGTTAATAGCTTGAGTGGATATATCAACAGGTTGACCACCATCAGAAGCCATAAACGAGACGAGGCCATTTGAATTTTTGCCAAGCCAGACCATACGTCCAAAGTCCACCGATAAACTTAATGGATCTGCAATCCCATAATCCCAATTGTAGGATGTATTTATTTTCCACGGAAACTCACGGGTCACACCCGCTACTGTGATTTGAGTGGCAATATTCGCCCAAATATCTGTGGTGAAGTCTGTGAAAATGTATAATTGCGTGTGTAATACTGCATAAGACCTTACAATCCCAGAAGAGCTGAAAAACAGGGCGAATCCAGCTCCTCCGTCCGGGATAGTAAAAATCTTAGCCGGATCAACAGGGGGAGAGCCTCCCAAGTTAATCTGAGTAAGATAATTTATCGGGGTTCCCATTTGATTGACAACAAATCGGCCTCCGAAAGCGGCTACATACTGAGGATTTTGGGGGGCATTCGTGTCAGTACACAAAGTCATTGTGACTGATGTTCCAATCTCAGTGATGATATAAATATTGGTTCCAGTGGTCAGCAGCGCATAAACCGCATTACCCACCGGCAAATAGGCAAACCATAATTCGCCCGTCAATGATATATTTCCAATGCTTTGGGCATTAAATGCAGTGTCATAAGCTATGACTTCTGTGCCTTCAACTACATACATGTAATTAATTGTGCGAAACTCATCTCGTGGTTCCGTGTTATAAACAAGACGGTTTTCATTCAAATAATGGACATGCTTTCGACCCATAGCTGGGTAGAGTGCTTGTTGTTTCTTGGCTGACTCGACTTGAATGCCATACCAGTTCGCACAGTCCATTGCTCCAAACTGAGTGAATCGTTGTACGTCGTAATAGCAAAATATTGGCAGCGCTTGAATAGGCATTATATTCCCGCCCTCACACGCCATGCGCCGTTAAGTAAGGATTGCTCGTCACCAGTAATGGAGAGATTCACTTCACTGGTTGATACCATAATGTCGTATGCTTCCATGTACATTTGTTCTAATTTTGGTGTCCAGGCTTCCGCACGTCCTTTGTACATACATACGTCACGCGCACCCGCCAAGAGTAAAAATCGTATGAAATATTGAGGTAAATTGGACATATCAGAGTCTTTTGTATATGACGATAATTGAAACTTTCCTCTGCAAAAGAATTCAAAGAACTGACTAGGTGCAGGATAAAGCCTAATGTCAACAAATTCGGTATCGGGGAATGTGATTGCAAAGCGTGGCAATCCTTTTAGTGGTTCATATTTCCAAGCCGCCAAAAAGTCATCACGTGATTTATCAATTAATGGGTATGTCACACCGGATAAAACTAACCAGGCATTATCCAGATTTGCGAGCCTTCCTTGCTTGATAAATACAATTCCAGGTATAACAATTGGCTGAATAAATTGAAGTGTAGATGTACCTGAGATGGTTGAGACATTATTCAATGTCACTATATTGCCATCTATTGAATCAATAAAACTCAATGTGGGTATTCCGTTGCCTGTTACCTGCTCGCCAGGATTATACAATGTTCCATCAGCAACAGTGAAAGACGGTGAATTCAAAGTAAGAGTCACAATCTCGCGCATAATCGTGTCTGTCGGGTAATTGTTATCCACAAAGCGGATGGTATGAATCCCGATATTTATTGGACAAGTCAAAGTCTTTGCTATCGTTAGCATTTGACCATTGCCCGCATAGGATTGCATGAGTTGATTTAAAACCTGCAAGCAGAGTTTCTCATCATCACCCTGGAGCGGCGTTGTAGGATTAGACGCACTTATCAAACGGTACATTTGAAAAGCAAAGTCTCGGAATGTGTAAGCCATTATCCCTCCGTTTTTTTACGGGGCTTCTTAGGTAAAGCAGCTTCCTCTTTTGTGGCAAACCATTCGTCACTATGGGTGAAGAGGTCAAATTCATCGTATGATTCTGCAATCTTCTCTCGGCCATCAGTTGCATAAATGAAGGCTCTAAATCCTCGGCGAGAAACTTGTTTTCCAAGATAGGGTACTAATTCTTCGGTTTCTTCTACGTGCATCTTTAACCCCTGTTCAAATTGTGGTTCCCTCACGAATGAAGGAACCAGGCAGCTTTAGGACATAATCATCACAGCAAACTCAGGGTTAATTGCGACCCCGCAGATAACGTCGATACGGTCTAACTGTTCGTAGTTTCTGATGTCCGCACCCAAGGAGTAGGTCATAGAAAGTTTGTACAGGTCAGAGTATCGAGTCACAGCCTCAACACCACCGCGAAGTTCTTTGATAGGAGGAGCAGCAAAGACCACAGCTTGAGTGTGATAAGCCAATGACACGTTATGAGATGCATACAGCAACATTTGAGCGCCGTTAGGAATAGCAGCACTGATGTTTTGACGAGCACCATCAATAACGATTGTTGGGTTAACAGGGATAGTTGCAGTGTTACCATCAGACGAAATGACCTGAGCAGTAACAACGAATTGCGCAGGAGCTTCATAGATGGGTTCATAGGTCAAAGGGTTAACCATGTACACACCAGCAGCAGGAGCTACTTGAATCACGTCACCTAGATTAAATACTACAGTTCCAGGAGCTTGACCCAATCCAGTCACAGCGATTGTATTGCCACCAACGATAGGGCCATTGGTTACAGTACCTGCAAGCAACATACCAGCAGGAGGAGTACCGCCTAACTGACCAGCACCAGCAATTTGACGACGCAAGAAGTTAGTCTTGAAGAAGTCAAAACCTGACAAGTGACCGATGAAACCGTCAATCAACGCACCAGTATTTACAGTGTTGTTGAAGACGTTGTACAAGTCATTGTTCAAGTTAGCAGATACGCGAGGAGGAACAGCAGCATAACGCTTGCCATCTTCTGGTATACCAAGCTGAGTCATTAAAGCATCAGCGCTTAGAATCGTATTGAAGTCTACAGGAACGCCAGGAGTACCAACGGATTGATATACTTGAGTCTGGAACGTGTCAGCAATGAAGTTCTCAACCAAGTTACCAAGACGTTTAGCTCTTGGAGCGTTCGCCATTTCTAAATAAGGTTCATCTCGCGCACGGTCGAAGGTCAGGTTGAAACCTGTGTATTCAATCATGGTACGGAATTGTTTAGAAATTGTTAGAGGTCGGATTACCTGTACACGGGCTTCGGCTGTAGCTGTAGCGCCTTCACCAGCGAGATATCTTTCTTCTAAGCGGTAGTCGATTGTTTGACCTGTAGCGAATCTTAAGTTCTTAAAATCGCCTTCGAGGTTTCTATTAGCGGTTCTTGCAAATGCAAGACTGTTCCAGAAGCGTACAAATACGTCATCCAGAACGTACTGGGTTTCTCTAAATACGTTAGCCATTGTTCTATCTCCCTGACCGAACAAATGTTTATTAATTACTCAAGCATCATGCTTAAGTGCCTAACTACCATTTGTCCGGCGGAAGACGAAATACGCGCCACTGCATTTTTATAACTTTGGCTGACGGATAGCCGATACACGTCTGTACTGCAATTAAAAACATCTTAGAACGTGATTAACTATCTGTCAAATCAGCTATCTTCCTCTTTTTTGGTTCAATTGCTGCTTTCTTTTTGCATCAGCCTTTGCAATTAAGTCCTCAATGGAAGGATCAGTTTTCTTCGCTTTAACCGGTAATCCTGAGTCTTCGCGGCTTTTACTAATGGGCTTTGGTGCTTTAGTTCCTGGTGCGGCTTTTCTCATACGTTCCTCAAGCCTTCCCATTTCCATAATCTGAGCCGCAGGGTCTTGGATTTGTGATATCCGTGACAATTCTTGAGGATGGCGTTTGCTGGCTGCATAAATAAAAGCGGCTGGGTCGGGCAATCCACGAAGTGCATAGGTCATAGGGTCTGTTACAGGCTGTGCCCCTACAACATCTCTAAAATCACTAAATCGACTCATGCCACGGCTAAACTTATCCTCAAATTCAGCTTGGACTTGCTCATCTCGGACTTGCTGTTGTTGCTGGGCTTGCTTTTGTCCTATTTTTGAAACGGTTCGTTCAACGAATTTCTCTAATTGCCCTTCCCATGACTCCTCAGAATCGGGGTTGTACTCGAACCCTTGAGCTTGCTGCGCCACTTGTTGCTGCGAAGGCTGTTGATTCTTATTGTCACCCCTAGCAAGCCTCTCACGAACTGCTTTATTAATGCGCTCGTTAACTTCTTCCTCAGTATACGTTTTAGGAGGCGTTTTAGTATTTCCATAATCGTCATAATCTTCGTCTCTCTTGTGATCCTCTTCTGGCGATTCTTCTGAGTGCTCCGGTTCTTCTGGTTCACTCGTGTGCTCGTCATGTGATTCATCAGAATTTGGTGACTCAATATCACCGTATGAAGTATCGGGTGTATCTTGCTCTTCATATCTGCTTTCGGGTGTCGCCGGAATTGAAGGCGAATTACCCCCCATTAACAAATCATCTATATTGCTCACTTCTGTAGCCATTTCGACATCTCCCTGTCATTTATTGAATCTTATGCGTCAAAATCCTCACCAAATTGTCAGCGTGAGCGATTGACTCATCACTTTGTGTGCGTTGTGTTTCCGCGAGATACCTAAGCTCCTGCTCTTGTATATCTCCTGCCACCACCAGTTTTTCCGTTTCAAGCTTTTGAAGTGCTACTTGTGCATCCATTAGGATTTTTTGTTGTTTTAGTCGTATCTCCTCCTCTTTTAGTTGGATTTCTTTTTGCTGCATTTGCATTTGTTGCTCTTGCATTTGCATTTGTTGCTGCATCATCATTTGTTCAGGCGTAGGTTGACCGCTTTCATGTGGCATCTTGCCCGTTTTACCCGCTTCTATGATTTCAGGCGGCACAATCGTTTTTAATCGGTTCTTGATTTCGAGGTTGTTTGAGAGGGGCAAGTTGTCAGCGTAGAGGTCTGCCACAAGTTTAAATGTTTCAGGATCGGCTTGTAGAACTTCACGTAATGACTGTAAGGCTTGCTCTTTTTGTCCTTCAAAACTTGGCCCTGCTTTGAGTCTGACTTCATAAGTTCCCTTGCGTATGTCGTTTTCAATAAGTTCACCGTAATCATCCATTTGTTTGTTAACTGTAATGTTCTTCATGCCCTCATCAGGCATCATCAAGGTAATAACGCGCTCTGAATCATAGACACGGGGAATCATTTCATTGACCACAGAGCCACCGGTTGTAATGGCACGATTCACGGAATTAAAGAAACAATAGGTTGAGTACGAGCCTTGTCGTGTACGGGCATCAATTGCCGTACCTGACACTTCATTGCCTTGTTGTCCGAGCTGGGTAGGATATAAGCCTGTAGCAAGGTACAAATCTTGTATTGCAATCTCGTATTGTTGAAGCAAAGAGGCTGACAGCTCAGGCGGTCTTAATTGCTCAGGTTTAGCGCCAGATGGGCTTTCATCGTATGCAAGTAACCCCTGTACGCTATTTGGGTCACGCCAGTTTCGTTGAGTGTCTAATCCCTGTACGTTCTTCTTGGAGCCTATGAACTGATCATAGCGAGATATCTTGAGGATAAAGGCTGATTGAGTGCGAATGTAGTTGATATAACGCTGTGTATCTCTACAATCACCAAAGAAGCTGCGACAAATTTGCTTGCCGTTTTTATCATAGAAACTGTTTTGATCCATGAATATAACGGGGAGCTGCTCGGCTGGAAACTCACCATCTTCAAGGATGTAATCACCGGCTATTTTGTAATGCCATATCTTGTATGATTTGAATTTGCGCTTGTCTTCAATACGCACCGGTTCGCCATCATCCCAAAGCGTCATCATGTCATAATCATCTTCAAGAGCTACTTCTTCGACTTCTTCGGCGTTAGAATCACCCATACTTGCTGTGCCTTGGGCTTCGCTGGTATCTGTAGACATCAAATCCATATTGGTATCTTGAGGCATCAAGTTCATGCCTGGCATATTCTGGCCAATTGCAGCGGTTAAATCTAAATCGTCGCGGTTCTCGTCAAGCTTGGCATTCATCTCGCGTGATTTTTCTATCAGTTCGTCAAGCTCTTCTTGATTATAAGTTTTACCATTCGATAGTTTATAAAGCGTATCGTTCTCAAATTTACGCTTAAAATGGTCAAGGATTGTAATTGCTTCATTATCCGCCCAGGTAAACGGGTCTTCACCTTCCGAGGGTTGCACTGCAAGGGCTATTTCTTCAACGCTTGCCGTTGGACTCATGGTCTTTGATATTTTTTCTTCTAAATCTTTACCGTAAATCTCGCGGAACTTGTCGCGACTCATGCGTGTTATATAACCGCAGTGCATACCATCCGTTTTGTTTGGAGTCTCGGCACTTATATCGAAGTATGTTCGCGTGGCATCTTTGAAGTGACCGTAACAAATATCAAGGTCAAACGAGCGTTGGTGTGTGTAATCAGTACCCACATAGAACGCACTATAGCCACCAATTGCAGCTTGACCGGCTGCCACCTGATAAGTGATTGTCGCATCAGTTGAGAACATAATGTCTTTGACAATCAACTCTCGCAAATGGGCTGTGTTCTCGTCACAATTTGTCATTGGAACGACTTGAAGCTGCGGGGTGTTTTGTTGCTGCTCACCAAGCAAAGAGTTCGCCATTGCACCGAGTTTATTAGCAACCATCGGCACTTTACGAAACGTCTTAATCATGTCGTCCTCTTCCTCGTCCGTCCATTGCTGGCCGAGTACAAAGGTATGCATCTCGTGGTATTGGTCAATGTTCCACTTGAAGCCTTCACGCCATTTTTCACAAGCTAAACGCGCTTCATGCGCGATTTTTTCCGCTTTCTTGGCCATACTAAATCCTTTTAGTTGGTTTGTTTTAAATCAATCGACCTGCTGTATGCTCCGGTATAAAATTAGGTTGATAAGAAGACGTTCCCGCATGTTGTCCATAAGCAAACGTAATCATTAACGAGTCTGCTTTGTCTGGGCTATTCATGCCGCGCTTTCTTGCGTCCTTCTTACTTTCAATTACTAAGCGCCCTGAGCTGTTGTAGTCATAGCCCAGGCCACACAATTCTTTTTGTAAATCTGGGTCATCTGGAATCTGTACGGGCATATCCTGGTTAAACCAGTCACGCATCTCGCTCCATAATTCCGCACGTAGGTTTAAGAATTGGTCAGGGTTATTGGCAGCTCTCGCCACATTCACACCTATTACACATTCATAACCCATTTCGTGCAATCTATCTACAACACCCGCGCCTATGCCAATGCAATCAATAAATACCTTGTGGGGTCGTTCAGTATCAATAATGTGCTTAATCTTCCCCACGAGCTGCATTGTGTCCAATCCTTGGAACGTTTCGCTTTTATAAGCTTTTCGGCCACGTCGTCTAATGATGGCGCTTTTATCTTGTCCGCCTCTTGCGGGGTCAACCCCAAGCAATAAAGCTGAATCAGATTCTACTTGTGCCTTCCTGGCTCGCTGTACCGGCTCGACCGTGATAAAGGTATCAGTGATTGAGTTTAAGAACGCCTCCTCATCCGTAAATGGGTATTCTTGGCTAAATCCTTTGCACTTCTGCCCATAGTCACCGTCAAAGTCTGACAGCTTGTTACGTCTCCATGCCAGATGACGCGCTGTAAGACCATCTTGGCCGTACAACATCATCCAGTCTTTTTCTTCTTCGGTCAGCTCCATGCCTTCCGCACTGCGTGTATATTCATCTTGCCAATACCACGGCACGAAGATATTTATGTAATCGCTTTTTCCTTCCTTAGCATCTTGCCAGTCCAGATAAAAAGCGTTTGCAATTCCGTTGGCTGTAGATTCCTTTATTTTCTCTGTTCCAGGAATATCGGCCACTGTTTGCTCAATTCCGCGCTTAATCTCGATATGGTTGTCATAAAAAGCATATTCCGATAAGTGCATAAGCTGGTTTGTCATTGACCGGCCTATCTCTTTACTGCCCGCAGTTCCTACCCTATAACCAGAGTTGAGCTTGTTAAATAATAACTGGTTTTCATTATCTTTGTCGGGCTTTGGAGCAAGTCCAGGCGGCAAATTCAAATTGTATCGCTTGGTCATTGCAAAAAGGCTGCGTGTAGCGTCTCCCATGTGGGTTAGAATGAACGCTTGCGTACCAGGTAGGGTGAGAGCCTTATGAAAGTAACGACCGCTTATATACGTGCTAATGCCCTGTTGGCGGCCTTTTAATATATTTGCTCTCACATAACCAAGTCTTGCAAGCTGTTCTTCAAGCTTCGCATGTACATACTTTTGAGCACGATTAAACTCAAAGGCCGTAAGTTGCCCTGACTTATCGGCTATTTTAAAAAACGCTGGTGCAAATTCTTCCAAGTCATAGACATTAATCATTCTTGACCTTTATCTCACCGGTAATAATCTTCTCCAATACCGAAACGGCATTGTCTTGCTTATCGTCTTTGTCTTCGGTGTAATCATCACGAAAGCGGTTCTTCATGGTGAAAATCCAAGGAGCTGCGGCAAACTTCTCATAATTGCCCGTCACGCCATCAATGCCCAGCTCTTCCCAATAGGCTTGGCACTTCTGTAATCCCTTTTCAATCGCTTGCTTAAATTCTGGGTTATTATCGCGCCATTCGTACAAAGTAGACCTGGCTATGTTTAATTTTGCACAAACAGCAGCGAGACTCCTGCCACCGGCAAGAATCTCCTCCGCTTTTTTACAGTACTCATTTTTGTACTTATTGGGTGTTCCCATAGCACGACCCTTTTGTAGTGTCCGACTTATGGGCCAGCTTGTTCGTTGCGTTTAGCGCCTTTCATAGCACCATCGTCTGATGGCATACCAGGCTCGCAATACTTTGGTTGTTCGGCATTCTGTTTATTAACCATTTTGCCGTACATAGAGGGAACGCCATTGTAATGGGTATCCTCTTTCATCTCTGAATAGTCTTTTACTTCGCTCATTTAAGCGCTCCTTGTAAAAATTATTAATCGATTAATAACTTCGCGGGCAAATCCTATGCACCGCTCAGTTCTAAAGATAGCACATAGGCAGTTATCCACAAAATACGTGAATAAGTATGGGGATAAGAATAAATCAATAAATATTTGTGTCGACTCTTGACATGACGACTATCGACATATATCATTCACCTATCAACAACAACGAGGGTAAATAAGCATGAAAATAGGTCGAATAGTAAAAGCTGAATTAAAGAAAGCATTTCCGAATGTAAAGTTTAGCGTTACCAGTGATTACGATTGCGTTCGTGT